TTATGCTACTGCTTTCTCATCAGCTGATGTCATAGTAAATTTTTGACTAGTATTAATTATACTATAGTCATAACTTTGGACATTTTTCGATACAACTGTGTTGTTGCTTGGAATGTTAATACAATATCCACTGAAAGTTTCTAGAGTCTTACTTACCGAACTTAGTGTCCATTTTAACTGCTCTAGCGTAACTTTTATCATATAATCAGAAACTACCTTACTGACCTCTTCATCAGTCATCAACATGCTTTTACCCTTTACGAGTTCTTTAACATTTATAGACATTTGAGTGCCTCCTTTTTGTTTCTATCTATTCGTTCTACGATCCGTATATCATCTAAATTAATAACATTTGTATTTTTGACACATACTTCTCTTCCGTTAGTGAAATTCGATATTTTGTACTCATCATCGAATTTAGTGAAAGTATCTTTCACAATAACGTCTGCTGGTATTTTGAAATACTCAATAAAAAGATCTATGACTATTCCATCCAAGTTTCCTCTTTTAAAACTTCGAGTATGAGAATTATATTTACGGAGTTCCTTTTTTATTTGTGAATTATTAACCCTAGCAAAATCTTCTAAGAGCTCTAAATTTTCCCGCTCATTAAAATCTAGGATATTATCTTCACTAACTTTCAATGGTACTTCTAAAACAATTGGTGTTTCATATTTTCTCTTGTATTTTAATACATATCTTTTTGAATTATTTTGGGCTTCTCCTTTTGTTCTATCAACAAAGAAGTATGCTCCAAAACCCAAATCATTAGGAAAGCTAGATTTTGAAAACTTTTTTTTAAAGCCTTCTTTTCTTATCAGTACTAGATATTCCTCATCCGTACCATGATATCCTAAAAGTTCTTTGTTCACAAATCTAGCCCTTACTTCTCAAAAATTGTTAAATCCTAACTGAATATTTTGTGTATCACTTATGTATCACCTTTATATTATATCATTTTTTCTATGTCGTTAAAGTATAAACGGTTATTATTACATAAATTTAATCTATATGCAATAAAAAACGGCAGCTGCTAAAGTTTCATTTAAGAAAAGGTTTTGAAATTATATAAAAAACACCCGGTCAATCGACCGGACTTTTCCTTTATTTAATAATTGTATTCTTTGGAAACTCTTTATAAAGTTCCGTTGAGTACATTCTATCTACTCGAAGATTAAGCTTACCAAATTCATTTTGGTAGTTTTTAAGCATACGATCCGTCTTAACCCATTTACATTGTACCCCATTAGATACATACCAGTTACCTGTGTCAATTGCTAAAATTAAATACATTTCGATTTCTCCTTTTTGTGGTTGTGGGTTGTTCCCACTGTTATTTCCTGAGTTATTATTTCCTTTGCAATTCGCAATATCATTCGCAAATTGCTGTTGTGTGATTCCCCATTTCGTTAAATAAGGAATTGGGTCCACATGGTCTGAACCGTTGCTTGGTTGGTTATGTGTGCAATAGTTGTGGGTTTTGATACCTGCTAAATCTCCAGTATCAAGAGTGATTGGAATCCCTGCTTGCTTGGCCAAATCAAAGAGTAGCTCACAATAGATTTTATAATCTTTCATGAATTCCTCTTTTGAACCGTGGCTTTCAATCAGTTCAACCGCTGCATAAGTTTCATAGTTATAACCACCGCCCACGTCCCATGCTCCGCGATTTACTGGGGCAACTTGAATAACTTGACCATTTCCCACCACATGGGTATAAAATCCTGTGTTGAGGTCTTTACGGCTCATATAGTCCGCTTCATTCTGAGCAGTACTTCCAGCGTTACCTGTAGAATGAGCATGCACTTGTCTATAGGGTGCATAACCGACCTGAGGTGTATCAGTTCGGATTTGTTGTTTAACGTTGTAAGACATTTAGTCCTCCTTTTGTTGTTTATTATAATTTAGAGTACTTACCCCTGTAACTGCCCCTAAAAAGACTGCTACAGCATTAATGGTAAGTACTGCTAAATCTGTACTCTCCCATCCATAAGCTTTTCCCAGAGCCCCAACAAGTACGCTTAGAGCTGGTAATACTGTTAGTACTACCCATTTGATAATGTTATACGTTTTATCGTTCATAATCAATTAATCTCCTTTTTGACATGTTTATTAATTTTATTTTCTATTTCTGCCTTGAGTACCTGTGGAACTACTTCCATGAGCATTTCATAACTTTTCGCACTGTATAGTTTATAGTTTGCTGCTAAGCTAAAACCTGTCGCAAAACCAAAAACTAAAGTCCAAAGAGTGAGAACTGTTTTCACAAACAAATCATGTGTGTCCAAGATTGGAATTTGACAGATTAAATATGGAATGCTTGCCCCAAAAGCATTAAGTGCAAATCCCACCCATAGAGTCTTAGAAAATATTGCTATCTTCTTTTTATTCCTCCACATTAGAGCTGTTAGTGTGTCCCCGAAAGCTAAAATAAGCAATATAAAGCTCATAACTTCCGGATGCTGTAGCTCCCCCAAATAATTAAATAGTAATTCCATACTCGCTTTCTCAATTCTCCTTATCTCTTGCAGCTACTTCATCAGACAGCTCTTTAGCTTTGTCAAAAAGTTGGACCATGAAGTCCATAACATCTTCACGTTGAGTTTCATTGCTAAAGAACTCGCTTGAATTAAACATTCTCATTTCAAGTTTAAAATTTCCATTCTCATCAATGTTTGCGGTCATCTCGCTTGTGGGCCAATTATCGGTCCCTGTACCCCCAATATATTGCAATATATTCAGTTTCATAATTTCCATAATTTCTCCTTTATTTGTTTACTCTACAGGGAAACTCATAGAGAATCCACCATACACACCATCCTTTTTGATATCACATGTGATACCTAACCCACCATCCGCACCTACAGAAGCACTCATTGATTGAGAACCACCCATAGCGTTCATTCCAGAAGGCCAATCCACCGGAGGACGAAAACCTACAGGTAACGTCCCTACAATTCGTGATTTATTTGCTTCAAAGTTCCCCCAATTTCCACCACCTTTCACAAAAACAACACCATTTTTACGCTGGTAAGAAACAGTTGCAGTAGCCACACCGCTTAGTGGCAAATTTATCATTTCAGTATCTGTGGACTTCTTATAGTCACCAGTCACTTCTATATTTTTTACAACCATATCATTTGTAAAAGTCTTTTTGCCTGCAATAGTTTCATCTCCTGACTTATGAACGATATCTGAATCATTTGAAGCTTTTACATTAATATCTTTAGTACCATCAAAAGCTGTACCATTTATTTTACGAGCTGTCTCTAATTTAGTAGCAGTCCCAGCATTGCCGGTTGTATTTGTTGCTGTTGTGGCACTGGTGGCATTGCCATCCAACTTGCCTGAGAACGTAGGAGCTTTTATTGTTCCTGGTGCTGTCAAAGTGCCATCTCTCGCAAACTTCCACCAATTACCTGTTACTCCTCCCGATTGATAGCCAGAGCCAATATAAGCGTCATTATCAGCTACTACAATCGCATGCTCACCTCCGCCTTTTACAGCTGATAAAACAGGAGGGGTCGTTTCTGGTGTTTGTATTGCTTTTTGTAAAGCTATATGACCCTCCCCACCTGCAAGAATAGTATTCGCCCCAGCACTGATACCGATAGTGAAACCCATAGCTGTTTCATTAGGCATTTGAGGATTAGTTCTAACAAGAGATTGAACTTGTCCAGCTTTGCCATCAGCATCTACCTGACGAACATTGAAAGCACCCGCTGTTTGTTTGTCTGTTTCGTGAGGTACAGTATAGTTTTCGAGTTGTTCTGTGAATATCTTTATACCAGTAATAGTTTCATTACCTGACTTATGAACAATATTCGAATCATTGAGTGCCTTTTTAGTTAATAGGGGTGTCATATATTTTGCATTAGAAGTCCCAGCAGTCGCTTCTGCTTCAGTCGCAATACCATAATTTAAAACATTACTCAGCCCTACTTGCACCTTAGTAACGCTATGAGGGTTAGTTTTATTTGATTCATGTGATGTAACTTCTAAATCAATTTCACTAATCCCATCTTCCATGTGATTCATACGATTATCTGTAACAACGGCCCCGTTCTGAATATTTTCTTCTTCCGTCTTTAAATCATCGTACTTATTCCAAGTTTGCTTTTCGTAAATCATGATCTCCTTCTCCCTTTAAATTACTTTCAACTTGACTGTTTACTAAAACTGTTAACTTTGCATTTTCTAACTCAAGCTGTGCAATCTTAGAAACAAGATGCGTTACTAATTGTTGTGCATCAATTTCTTGATTCATCTATAATATCCCTTTCTTCATTTTCTTCTTGTGGGTGATTTAAACGTACATTTTCATAGTATCTCCGGTATGCAACAATATTCCATGATACTTCCATATTAGGAATATCACTCTTAATCACAAATGAATCAACATCAACATCTTTTACCCACACAGTTCCTTGTCCATACGGGCTAACAAAAACATGATAATTCTTGCTCTCGGTATTTACTGTTTCTAAAAAAATAGGATCAATATAAATTGTTATCGATCCATTTTCATCAGTCTTTGCTTTACCATAATCCGCAAAAAGATACTCGGGTGTTTCATAAGCATTCAGCAATCGTTGTCCGTAACTTTCAGTTTTAATGACAGAATTTTTTGAACCATAAACCATAAAATTTTTCTGTACATATAAATTATCCTTTGCACTAACAAAACTATTAATTTCAAGATTACCTGTAATTATCGTCTTGGTTGTCTTTACTGTAATATTTGAACTTGCACATTTTATATAGTTATCATTGTCCCCGATGTAAAAAGCCCCAGAACTATTAACATATAGCTGTGGCATATTTGTCTTGCCGCTATTAAGATACCTAAACATTGTAGAGTTATACTCAAGGCTATGACTAGTTTTCATAGGGTCATTTAAATCATCACTATAAATAGAAATATTATCTATACGTGAGTACATTCTCAGCTCGTTATTAGGATTAGACAAACTAATGAAGTTTTTATTAAGCTTAGTACTATTAATAGAAAATGAGCCTGATTCTGCAACATCTAATCTCATATTTCCTTCTTTTAAGTTCTGCGTACTTGCATATAGTTTAAATACTTGTTTATCATCACCGTTTCTTCCCCACGTGATAGCTCCGTTATCTTGAGTCATAGTGAAATCTTCACCTACTGAGGTAATTTTAGAACCAGTAATTGTTGAACCTGTTATATCAATTGCATTGAGTGAACCTGTAGAGATATTTGAAGCATTAAGGTTAATTATATTCACATCTGAAGCATTAATTGTACCTGCTGTCAGTTTAGATGCACTAAGATTGCCAATCATAGCATCTTGGATAATAGCATCATCTATACGTGTCTGATCAGTTAACCAAATCTTAGCCCCTGTTATTTTCAACCATTCTTTTCCATCCATCTCCTCAGAAAGATTTATAGTTTTCACAATCTCGTCAGAGGGGACTGAGTTATCAATTTTGTCTTGTATTTCATCAGATAAACGAGTGGATGTTTGAAGAACCCAGTCATACGTTCCATCTTCCAATTTTGAATATATCCATATTTCATCATCTGGACCATTCTTTTTAAACCATAAATCACCAACCTTAGGATAAGGAGGTTCTTCATTTCCATCGTAAACAGAGTTTTTACCTGCCGCATCAACTCTCGAATTTAAATCCTTAATAATTTGATTGAGCGGAGGAGAATAAGACGACACGGTTTGAGCCGAAGAATTAGTATCTGCAGAACTTGTTGCTGTTAGACCGCCTGAGAACGTAAGAATATAACTTAAATTAGGAGTTTTGAATAATGTCCCGTCTCTATCTGCTAAAGTAATCCAATCTCCAGTTTCCAAAGCAGGGTTTCCACGCCATTTCAATGTAAAGGGATAGAAATTCAAACTCTTTATTTTTTGATAGATACTGTCAAGCAGATTTTGAGTCATTACTTTGTTTTCTAAAGTAATCTGAGGCCCTGTGTTACTTCCAGAAAAGTATGTAACTTGTTCAGTCCCTTCTTCTGTTTGAACAGACACAGTACAAGATATACCGCCTACTTGATACATTAATTCATTCTTGGTAAGCCCTTTTTGGAAGTATTCTGCTGGTGCTATGCTATATTTTGGGTCAACTAATTGTTTTATTTCAAGCTGGTTATTCCTGTTAAAACGAGCATATCCCGCTTCAAATTGTGCGACAAGCCCCAAAGCTTGCCTATAAGTATAACCTTCTGGCTTCATAATAAGTGAAGTGCCAATCATAGCAAAATTGCTTTCGTTAATCACTGATCCAGACTTATTCGCAATTTCAAGAGCTACATCTCTTATTTTGGCAGGGTATGTTAAATCTGAAATATATTCATTTTCCATGAAAACAAATCTATCACTTGCTTCAACAACAGTTTTCTTCTCATTTCTATCTGGATCACAACTCGTTACATAAAATGTCCCTAACGGAACATACTCAAAAACAGTCGGCTGATAATGAATGAGTTTAGCAAATCCAACTTTGGCACTACCAACCTTTTCAGGTGGAACATTGTCATAGTTATAATCTGCATCATATGTTGCTATTCCAACTTCAATAGTAATTTCTGTCAACTCTTTAATATTTTCAAGAATGGAGCAGAACTCTATTTTTATTGAGTTAGAAAAAGTGGACCCAATCTGAAGATTTTCTCCAGAAATAGAACCACTTGTATAAACCCAGTTATTGATATCTTTCTTTGTATAGATTGTATTCCCAATCTTAATCCTAGTTTCAAACCTTCTATTGCTTGCCTTAACTGCTTCATTGAATTCTTTAGAAACATCAAGCATTATTATCACCTACTTTTCTATAAAGTTTACAGATAAATTTTCCCACTTCATTGCTTTAAATTTATCATTCCAGGAATAAGATGGAGTTGTAGAATCACCCGCATAAAATGTTTTAGTACGTTGACGTCCCAATTGTGGGTCAGGGTAAATAACATTAAAGAAGGGTTTATTTATTCTTTGTAGAATATCTGACACTTCGGAATCACTCAAAGGTCCCCACTTAATTACTAGCTTTGTTTTTTGAGCAATTACATCTCGGACCATTTCACCATTTGCATTTCTCCCTGAAGAGTCCGCATCAATTGTCGATATATCTACACTAAATTCTTGTGGTGTTTTTACTGTAACACCATCTATTTGTAGTACCGCTCCCATTATCTTCTCCTTTTTATAAGTTCAACTCCGTATATCCAAGTTGTCTATGGTATTTATTTATCTCAGAAACAGCAATTCTTCCGAACTCTCTTCCACCAATGTTAATCACGATATCTCCATTAGTATCCTGTGTTGGTTGAGCCCCTAATGATTGAACTAGCATCATAATAGCGCTTGTTAATGAACCATTCATGTTTGCCAAACCATATCCAGAAACATCTGAAGAATTATTCGATACAGACATGTTTGAATAATCCATTGGTTTTTCGTTAAACATTTCAGGAAGCTGTAATGTTTCAAATGCTTTAAAATCACTTAATGAATTATAAGGATTGTATTGAGCAGGAACAACCATTTCACCTTCATGAATCATAGCTAACTGATCTTCTGGAACATAAGGCGTGCCTTTAGCATAACCATGTCCGTGGCCAATCACATCAAGCATACCACTTGCACCATATCTACTTTTTGCATAGTTGATAGCTGCAAGTGAATTATCAAAACCATTAAAGATATTACCATGACCTGGGAATTTATAAGCATTAAATGTTGCAGATATCGTCTGAAGCAAGCCTTTGGCCAAATCTCCAGATATAGTATTAACATCGGTGTATCCACCTTGTACAGCTTTTTCATTCCCTCCTGATTCAGACTGAACTTGTCTTAACCATGCATTAACATAGTTTGCACTGGTTGGTAAGCCATTCATTGAAAGAGACTTTTTAATAGTTGAGCGCCATCGTTCTACACCAGATCCAGATGGACTTGGTGCCCCCTCATCAAATGCTTTTTTAATCATATTGACAGCGCCATTAGCCATCGTAGAAATTCCACCAGTCGCTATTGAAAGAGCTGGCTCTACTGCTTGCGAAAGATTCGTAAATTTACTAATCCCAATACTTAAAATCTTTTCGGGATGAGTAGCATAATCCCAAATGTCACCAACCATTTCTTTTGCCTGGTTCCATTTTTCTCCCATCCAATCACCAATACCATTTGCATAAGCTGGCATATTGGACATCGCTCTTGCAGTCTTAGAACCGCTTAAAACTTGAGTTCCTTTTGGTAAGTCGACCATAAGGTTTTTCACCTTAGGAAATAGACCAGTTTTCCCATCTGGAGTACGATACATTTCTTGCCACTGACTGCCTGCTCCATCATTTACTAAAGCAAGACCTCCTGGGTGACCATTTGTACCATTTGCATAGCGGGGAACTCCCCAATGTCCCAGTCTGTTTCCTGAACCTACTTTTCCAAGTACCCAGTTGATACCGTCAATTACACCATTTACTGCACTACCAATTACTCCTACTATTCCATTTCCGATAGCTGCTGCTCCTCTTTTCACAGCATTTACTCCATTCCGCAATCCAGAGCCGATTTTTTCACCCATTCCAGAGGCCCACGAAGCAACATTGTCAAACGCATTTTTAGAAGTAGATTTAATATTAGCTGCATAGTCCCCCATTCGATCTTTCATGTTGGACCATGCATTGACAGCATTATTTTTAGCACTATTAGCAGCACTAGATACAGAATCTCTTACATTATTCCATGAACTGCTTGTTCCGCTTTTGATTTCATTCCATTTTGACGAAACTTTACTTCCTATTGAATCAGCATTTTCATTTACTGATTTTTTAGTTTCATTCCATTTATCAGATGTAGCCTTCTTAATATTTTCCCATGTCTCAGAAGTACCTTTTTTAATCTCATCCCATTTAGTAGAAACTTTAGAACCAATAGAGTCAGCAGTATCGCTTACTGCCTTCTTAGCATCGTTCCACTTTTCAGAAGTCCATTTTTTAACATTGTCCCAAGCTTCACTTGTGGATTTGGTAATGTCATTCCATTTCTCTCCAATCCACTTCCCTAGTTTTCCAGCTGCTTCTGTTATTTCATCCCAGTTTTTGTATAAAAGTACACCGATTGCAATGATAGCTCCAATAGCTGCTATTGCAATACCTATCGGACTTGTTAAAAAGGCAATAGCTGTACCTAAGGCAGTTGAAACGCCAGTAGATATACCTGCCACAATGTTCCAAATTTTTAAAGCTGCACTAACTACACCAAAGGCTGTAGCAAATGAACCAATAATTAATGCAAAGTTAGATACTGCATCGGAGTTTTCAGAAATCCAACTCCCTATAGACGAAAGAACATCTCCTAGGCTTTTTAGAACCTTAACAGCTATTCCTCCAGTCCATGAAGCTATTGGCTGTAATACTTTGTTCCACAGAAAATCAAAAGCAGGTTTTAAACCTTCTATAACACCATTTAGCAAATCAATGGCGCCTCTTAACGCATCTAAGAAAGCTGGAATTAAGTCTTGGATAGTGAAGCTTGCGAGAGGTAGTAAAACATTTTTATAGAACCACTCTAACCCTGCACCGATATTATCGGCTAAAGGTCTAAGGCTTTCCAGGAGTTTTTTTATACCATTTAGAAGAGGGGTAAAATCTAAAGTTTTTGCCCAATCAGAAGTTGCTTTTGTCATCTTATTAATATGACCCAGTAAATCATTAACAATTTTAAGTATCTCAGAAAAGATTTTCTGGCCTGTTCCGCCTTCGTCCCAAGCCTTTTTAAACTGACTAGCAAGATTCCCAATAGTATCAAAGATATTAGTGAAAATCTCCAGAAGATTCGCTGCAATAGCTTCTCCTGTTCCATCGTTCCACGCATCTCTAAATGCTTGTGCAATAGAATGAAGCAACTCTAGAATTCGGTTGAACATATCAAAAATAGACTGGATTAGAGCAGTGCCTCTTCCACCATCATTCCATGCATCCTTGAATGCACGAGCAATGTCTCCAATAATGTTCAGGACGTCTGCAAGTAAGATAAGTAAATTTTCAATAAATCTTTGCCCAGTACCGTTGGTCCATACTTCCATAAAAGATTTTCCAATTGCTGACGCTAGTCCAATCACTTCTCCTAATGCATATTTCCATGCATCGATAACTTTTTGACCTTGGTTTTTCCATGCGTCTTGGAATGGCTTGAAGAAATCTTTCAACAACCCTTGCATATCTTTCATCCATTTAGGAGTTGAATAACTACCAGTCGCAGCCCCAAAATCAATACCTGGCGCTTTTGTATCTTTATTTTTGTCAGTGTCATCATCGGTTTTATCTTGCAAACCAATACGATTAATCTCGTCAAAGCCCATGAGTGAACGTTGAAGTTTATCAACTTTTTTCTGCGCTTTAGTCGCTGATGAACCGGTATCATTCATGGCTTGAACGTTATTATACAGCCCCTCAGCTCCTTTTTTAGAAGCTTGATAAGTTGTACCAAACAACTGTGAAATGAAGGCTGCAAGCTGTCCTGTTAACGTAGCAATAGCGCTCATCATAGCGTTAATTGCAGGTAAGATGGCTGTATAAATTGGATAGAATGCGGTCATCAAGTTGACTTTAATCTGATTAAGTGAATTTGAAAACTGCTCATTTGTACTAAGGGCAGCAACAAATCCTTTTGCAAGTCCAGAAATAGCTTTCCCAATTAACTGATAAACAATGAGCGAAGGTAATAAATACTTCATAGATTGCAAGAATGCATTGTTCCCCATAGACATGCTCCGTGTCCCTTGGGTTACCTTCCTTGAAGTATTAGAGAATAATCCTCCAAATTTACCTAAAATTCCAAATGAATTTTTTAAACCATTACCAATCCCACCTGCACCGTGAGAAATGGAGTTTGACATACGGTTAAATACTCCACCGTATTTAGAAACTGCTCTCTCTGATTGCTTCAATCCAGAACCAGCCATATTAACTCCGCTAGCAGCTGAACCAGTAGCCATTGAAGATTGACCAAGCACTGAATTAACTCGTCCAATAGCCTTTTTCAAAGCTTCAGCTCGCTCCTCAGTCTGCTGATATTCTTTCTGGAGTCTATCATTACTACTTGCAAGTTTTTGCATCTTATCAGACTGTACTTGGATTTGTTGGGAAGTCTTAAGAGAGTCAGGTGTTTCTACATCTTTAAAGCCTTTAGCAAAACTACCTACAGGCTTTAGTTGGCCTTGACGTTTATCTTGTAAGCCTTTCATATGCTCCCGAATTGTATAATACTTTGCTTCATTCGCATCCATTTTACGGGCAATAGCATCTAATGACTGTGGTACAGCATCAAATTCATTTTTCAAGGCTTTCGCAACACTTCTTGCTTGGTCTTGATACTTAACCATAGAAGCCTGTGCGCGGGCTATCTGTTCATCGTATTTTACTGTCTTACCACTATCACCCTGTGATGATGCGCTCTGACGTTGTGATTTTAGATAAGCAACCTTTTCCTGCGCTGCCTTCGCTTGTCCCATTTTTGCATTAATATCATTAAGCATTGCATCTATTTCTTTTGAAACTTTAGGCCGTGCTTTTTTTACTCCAGAAGATAGATTGTTCCCAATACTCTCAGATGATTTCTTTGTTGTACTTTCCATTTTATCCAGCATTTTTTCAAAATTTTGATTCATTTTCTCAATCTGCTGAGTAAAACGAGTAGTCCCCTTTTCAATATCCATACTTTTCTCAGTACGATTCATTGAATTCCCTGTTAATTTTTCAATACGTGACATCATCCCTTCGAGATTAGGCATGACTCTATCAATCTTTTCTTGCATTTGAGACATATTGATATCCAACAGGACCTCAAGAGTTTCTAATTCCATTTATCTCACCTCCTTACTATTTATTATTTTTCTTTCTTTCTCGTGTTGCCTTGATTGCCTTAGCATTTTGCATCATAATTTCTTGATCCTTGAGCATTTGTGACCTACTAATGTCTGCTGCAGAAACTGCTTGTTTAACCTCTTCTTCAATCTTATTCAAGAAAGGATAAGCTTCTTCAAATTTAGGAAAATTCTTAGGATCATTAAATGCATATATAGCCATACGCTGTTGAGAGTAATCAAACATCGCTTGTTCACGTAAACTATTTTCGTGCCGCTTTTTGTTTGCCTCGACTTGAACCATTATTTCGTCTAAAGTCATACTCCAAAAGTCTGTTGAAGCAATTCCTGCCTCTACAGCTTGTGGATATAAGTCCTCTAACATCTTTGATAAATTATCGTAGGTTTTTAAAGGAGTTCTTCCCCTTCTACTTCCTTGTCCAGAGATTCCCCATTTGTCGCTTCTTTCTCCGTTTCCTTGCCGAAAAAACCACTTTCATCAAGAAGCTCCTGGATAGTAGAGAACATATCAAGAGTTGTTTTACCTGAATCCAAGTATTTTTCAAATGCACGTACCAAATCTTGGTCAGTTACTCGACTTGTTTGATTAGCACCTTGGAGCACGATAAGCAGTTTATTTGATGCAGGAAGCTTCATTCCCCCTTGTCCGTTCAAAAACAGTCCCATTAGAGATTCATCTAAGCGTTTTTCGATTGCTAAAATAGCTTTCCCATCCAAACGAAGTTGCAGATTCAATCCACCAAATTCAAATTGTTTTGTGTTAGGCATTTTTACGATATTTCCTTTTGTCATTTTTGTTTCTCCGATTTCTATATTTATAAAAAATAAAAAGGTTAGCTTTCGAGACTAACCTTTCTTAAAATGTTATTAATTACCCGATGCTGCTGTGACAGTAATTGTGCTAGTAGAGCAGTCTTATTGTTAACTGTTTTCACTGTAATTGTGATTTCTCCCTCACTTACCGCAGTAACAGTTCCTTTATCTACAGTTGCTTTTGTTTAGTCTGAGCTAGTCCAAGTTACAGTTTTATCTTCAGCGTTATTTGGGAGATGGTGTAAAGTTAGGGCCTGCTGATACAACCACTACTAAGTTAAATCCAAGTGCTTGGTTGACTTCAACACCATCAAATTTATAAGATGGTTGACCTGTAAAGTCGACTTTCATACCATCAGGATAAGTCACTGTCCAATCTACTGACTTACCAGATTTTACCAATGTATCAACATCTTTGAAGTTGTCTCCTTGGTAGATGATTGCGAATTCCAAATTATCTGAATCCTGAATCCCTGCAATATATGCTTTCTTAGCTGAACCTAAGTGAGTAACATCTACTTTTTCAGGATCAGATCCCATTGCTGGGATAGATTTTACTGCTGCGACAGGTTTTGAACCTGAGCTATCTTTATAAGAAAGGACTGTATCTTTTGAAAGTAATCCTGCTACTGTTGCCATGTTTATTTCCTCCTATTTCGAATAAACGTATTTTGTTTTGTTATCCACGATTGCGGATAGTTCAATAATGACACGCTTTAAATCTGCTGTATTAGCATCTCTTTGCGTGCCTGTAAAACCAATATCACCAAATTGTTCGATGACATTATTAACGATAGTGGTCAAACTACTTTTAGAATATAATTCAATTGTGATTGACCATTTTGTTTGAAGTTCCTCTCCACTTCCATCTACAAAATGTGGGTTGTTAACCGTTCTGTAAATAGCTGTAGGAAAGTCATTCCATGTTGACGGATAATCAGTCGCTACTTTTTTAATCTCAGATATACCACTTAAAATGGAAAAAGTAGCAACTTTAATATTTACTCTTTCCATTATTTAAGCTCCCTCAATTTCTTTTGGACATGCTCTTTGTATATCTCAGGCATTTGTGGAAGTATCTCTTCCAATGATGGATATAAGAAAGGTCTTGCTGGTTGACCACTTGTGATGTAAAATTCTTTGCCTTGAATAGTAATCTTAGGCATACCATAGATTTCATTCAAATCAATTCCAACTTCCTCAGCTGGAATAAACCAACGAGTTTGAGTATAAACCGGGTTAACTCCTTCTGGTAAATCTTTAGAACTTGCTTGTCCATTCGGACCAGTACCAAACTCACGATAAATGGCTTGAGCTTTATCAGACCAGACACGCCCAACTATTTTACCTTCCGCATTTTCTACAACCTCAGTCTTTAGACTCCCAAGCAATTCTCCAGAACTGAATTTCATACTAGAAGCTAGTCTTAATTCTGCTGCAGAACGAACCAACTCTGTGATTTCGTAAGTCGCATCATTCACGGCGTCATTTAAGATTTTAGGCATCGCATTAATTTTTCTTTTAAGCCTGTCCAAACCTTTAATTTCAACTCCCAATGTCATCGTTCCTTTCTAGCATCACATTGATGTGTGTAGAATAAGGTTGAATCGAATTGATTTTATAATCAGGGTTACCGTCCTTATCAACATACACGCAAACGCCACTGTTTTCATCTTTACCTTCTTTTAGTTCATCACCTTGATACTTACATGATTTCATGCTTGAAAGCTTTGAACCATATATTGTGGCATTGACAGCACCACTTGCAGACTGAACATTCATTTCAAGAGCAATTGGAGCAAGATAATTAACTTGATCGTTTCCCTCTTCATCTTGCGTGTTATTTGGGTTTATCCTTTTCAAATAAACCGTTCTTAAGTCACGTTTCATCAGGCGCATAAAAACTTACCACCTTTCCGAGTCGATAACGATTCAAGCCACGCTGGATATTTAAAGGAATATCTTCAATAAAGGATTGAGAAACGCCACCTTCTGAACGACTAGATTCTCCCTCTGTGCTTTCACGATTAAAATTAATTGTGGCTAACTGTCGAGCATACAGCCACATTGAATCTAACATCTTATCCTGATTCGTATAATCAAGGATGAGAATAACCGCATCCTCAATTAAACCAGTAGCATCATCGACGCCCAAATCAGTTTTTAAACGTTCAATTGCTTTAGTTTTTGGTTCATTCTCTTCCATGATTACCTCATTTCATTATTCTATTTTGTAACAGTTACTGCACATACATCAGTTTGTGAACCGTCAGTGGTAGTTACAGTGATATTTGCTGTACCTTCTGCAATGGCTGTGACTTTACCATCAGAATTTACTGTTGCAATATTTTTAGCGCTAGAAGAATAAGTAACAGCTTTATTAGTTGCATTATCTGGGGCAACTTTTGCTGATAATTCTTTAGTAGCTCCAACTTTCATAGAAGCTGTTTTTTGTGAAATGGTAACTCCTGTTACAGAAATTGGTGAAGCTTGAACACGAACGATTTTTGTTTCATCAACGATTGCAACAACATAATGCTCATCACCAGTGAATTGTGTTACTTTCTTAGTAATTTCACGATCAAATTCAACAAGAACATCACGTTTTAAGAATGTTTTCATTGCACCAGGTTTAACTGCAATTGGTTCGCCATCTTTGATTTTTTTAGAACGAACAATTGTCCAACCAAGAACTTCACCAAATGCACCAGAAACAAGGATATTATCTCCAAGTTCAGAAGCACGAGTCCAGTTAACTCCCGCTGCTTGGCGCAAAGTTGCAGCATCTTTGTATGAAACAAAAAGAACACCTTGAGTAAACCCTTGTTCTTCAAGCGCATCAGGAGCTTCAACAAATGTATTTTCTAGTTTGTCAATCAAACCAAGATCAACACCAGCTACTACCGTAAGTTCTGCAGTTCCTGCAACTGAAACAATCTCATTGTCCACTGCAGATGCGATTGCCATACGGATTTGACGTTGAATTTCTCCTACTGGATCACCATAACCTGAAAGTACCGCTTCATCAGTAATAGCCATCCCTTTAGCAACTTTTTTGATTGTGGCAGTTTGAGTTGCAGTTTGTAATTCGTCCATTTGAATTGCAGCACCTTCGGCAACGACTTTAGCATCACCAGAATATTTAAATTTAGGCAATGTAATTGTTGAACCAGGTTGACCAGCAAGGGTTGTATCAATTGGAGCAATTCCTGAGAACTTAATAGCTTTAGGCAATTGAGCAGCTACCATTTGCCCCATAACTTCGGGATCAACTTGTGAGTTCAAGAACGTTACTACATCGCCAGCAAAACGTTGCAAGTTGAATTTTAGTTTTTTGTTTTTCATGTTTTTTTCTCCTTATTTTGTAGCCTGTTCATAGGCTTTTGGATTTGTTTTTTTCAGTGCCAGCGCTTCTTCATAAGTTAAAGTTGAAATATCAACTGGTTTCCCTGGTGTGGCACCTCCACCAAGTGGAGTATCAACAGAAGCTTTGAGTTTTTCATTAACTGCTGCTTCTAAGGCTTTATCCCATTCAGCTTTGAAAGATTTGACATCTTTAATAGCTTCCTCAGCAGTGTTTCCTTGAATACGAGCAGCAAAAGCGCTTGGAATACCAATTTCTTGAAGTTGTTTGCCTTTTTCTACAAGTAACTGTTCTTGACGAAAGGCGGCTTTTTCTTGTTCAAAGTCATCTTTTTCTTTTTGAATCAGCGCTTGTTGGCGTTCTTCTTCCGAAAGTTTGGCAAGTCGAGCAGCTTCGTTTTTTTCTTCTTCAAGTTCCTTCTGCCAACGACTTCGTTTAGACTTAACAATTGAATCAACATCAGTATCATCTTTAAGACCAAACTTTTCTTTGATTGCTGCAACTTGTTCATCAGTCAAACTGTCAGTGTTGAATTCAGGAGGAGTAGCTTGGCCAGTTCCTTCTCCACCCTCACCGCCTTCTTGACCTTCAGCAAATTGTTGCAAGTTGAGTTTGAGTAAACTATTTCCGCATAATGTTGCGATTTTCATGTTATTAATCCTTTCCAATTGCTTTTAAAGTGGTTCAATGCTTGCACTTCCGAAGCTTTTAAAGTCTTCACGCTTGGACATAAGAAAAGCGCCTGTCAGTGACAAACGCTTTGTGTATTTAAGTAGTTGTTATTTCACGCATAACTGCGAGATGTTAGATCACCTCATTCGCTACTTTTAAATTCAATTTCTGGATGCATTGCTTTTAATTTATCCATCCACTCGTTGTAAGTTGTACTTCCTTTAATATCAAATGTTTTACCAGTAATAGGGTCAAGCGCTTTGCGAGATATGTTATTTAGTCGCTCTGAATACATTGAAGCAACTGAACGACACCACGGATGAAAAGGTGGATATGTACCTTCTGCACCATTTACAACTGCTTCAGATACTAGAAAAATTTTATGGTCTTTATGACGACAGATTTGTGATGTTCTCAAATCCAAGATAGCAATGATTTGATACTTCTCAACGCCATTATTTTGCCACGATTTGAGCTTTGCTTGGTTCGCCATATAATTCGCTTCAGTACGAATCAAACGCCTAGCAACGTTAATTGAGCGGTCAAATTCACCAGCAATTTCCTTTGCCATTTGAAACTCACTCATCCCAGTTAAAGCTTCAACCGTGAATAGCTGCTCTAATCGTTTAGCTAAGGCTTCAGTATCTCCCCACAATCTTTTAGAGTAGTTACTTTCTAGCCAGTGACTATCAAGTATGTTTTCCACAGATTTTGTAGATAACTCTTTGAACTTATAGTCTTTTTTATTCCAAACTTCTTTAACAACACCATTCTTAGCATTTGCTTGAGATTCACGAATAATCGTTTCAGCGGCAGTTTCTTTGTAAGATTCATCTATCGTATCAATATAAAAAGATGTCTGCTTATCAAGCTGAACATCTGCAATTTGTTTTGTTACTAGATAAGACTTTGCTTTTAAATCTTCTGCACGAGTAATTCTTGATTTAAGCGCTAGTCCTGTGAGCCGCTTTTTAGCTTCTCTTTGCAAATCAGGGTTGCTGATATCTTTAGCTAATCTCCTAAGCTCAACTAATTCAGAAACAGGAACAGTTTCATTAAGCATTCTTTTTGCTTCATCATCTGTCAGTTCCGTTTGCTGCTTAGTTCTACTAAATAATTTAGCAATTTGTTTTGTTAAATATGATTGAGCTTGTTTGTATGCCTGTGCTACGACTTCCTCAAGCTGTTTAGCACCGTCATTTACTTTCTTTTCGGCTTTAATCGCTCTTTTTTGCCAGTAGTCAGACATTCTTTTTACTCCTCTACCATTACATGTTTAGGGTATTGCTCAGCTATTGAAACTATTCCATCATAAAGTATCTCAAGGCTTGCTAGTTCTTTATCTGTTGGATCAAGTATAAAATATCCTTCATCACGCTCAAAAGTCTTACCAAAGGATAACAATGCATTAGTAACTGTGATATATAAAGCAGAAACCCCAGCGCATACAATATCATTACCAATATTTGCAAAGCCTGCATGGCCAGTAACTTGATACCAATAAATTTGGTTGTTTTTCTTTTTGAATTTGGCTGTAATCATTTAGCTTTTTTTGTTTTTGTTACTGGTTTTTTGACTACTTTCTTTTTAGTAGTTGACGTTTTAGTAGCAGTTTTAGCATTAGTTTTAGTTACTTTAGGAGTTTTTGCTGCTTTAGCATTAGTTTTTTGAGTTTTGTTTTTTGTTGTTTTTGTTTTGGCCATTTTCTTGGTCTCCTTTTTGATCTGTCTGATTACCAGACTGTTTATTGTTGTTATCTTGATTTTCTTCCTCATTTTCATCAGGTGGATCATCAAGATTAGAGTGGCTGTCTTCTGGCTGAACGCCCATAGCTTTCTGATTCATTTCGATAGCCTCCTCTTTTTCCTCTTGTAACTGTTCAAGAACTTCATCGACATTATCAATATCTGGAAGCCATGAAAGCAACACTTTAAGAGGTAAAATTCCTGCTTGGTGTGCCTGAACGATTTGATTAACAATGTCAGTTGTATTGATTGGCAAATTAGGTTTGAGTTTAATCTTAATACCGTCAATATCAACATTGTTATTGCCAATCTCTAAATAATTGGCAAAGAGAATCAAACGTTGTCTAAGTCCTTTTATCATGTATCTTGACTTCACTGACATAAGTTGTAGTAAGCCAAAGAGTTTGTATTTCATTGCTTCGCCTGAAACATTTCCTGAGAAGTTTTTATCATTCATATTGGGCACATAAGTCACTTTATGAATATCTTCAAGTATTGCATCCCGTAACACAGCTACCGAGCTTTCATCCATTTGTTTAGTAAGATAACTAGCATCTACTTCACCAGGTTTAAATGATGTCTGCATCATCTTTTCTTTTGCTAACCTAGCACCGTCTCCATCCTGTAAGGTAAACCCACGGATAAAAAGAATTGCATCAACAAAGGCTTCTTTATCGTTCAATCTGTCAGACTGAAGCAAGTTATAAGCATCAATTAAACTAATTGCTTGCTCAAAATCTCCTTGTCGTTCTTCGTTGTTACGGTATTCAATAACAGGTACCGCCTTGAAATAATGCGGAAGTGCTTTGATTAATTGATAATCTCCGAAACCAATAGAATCCGCTCTATATGTCAATACTCTATTGTCGTTATAGTATTTAACAAGATAATAATCAACAGCTCCTTGAAGGTTATATACTGGTTGATAATGTACAGCAAATAAAGGATTGGTATCAATCGTATCATCCGTAACAAGGAAAATCCCCCGTGGATCAATACATTTAATGTCAGCAAATACTTTCCCAGTTTGTGGCTCCTGATTCATATAAATTAATTCATAACCTATCCCAAATACTGACAAATCTTTTTCAAGTTCAGTATCATGAGAAACAATATCAACTTTTGTATAAGCATCAAGAATAGATTGAATATCATCACTGCTTGTATAAGCTACTGGATTTCCCACCATAAAACCCACATTCATATCAGTGACATACTTTGCATGATTAACAACAACTTTATTATTAGGTGTTGCAGCATTATCTTTTGTTCGTTTTAAAATGTCTTGCTTGCCATCGTAATAATCAGATAGTTTTTCTAAACGCCAAAAGTCACTTTGGTGCTGATTAATACAACGATTAAGCAATTCAGAAGACGGGTTGTTTAAGTTACCCGCCATCTCTCTATTTATTTTAATTGCCATATTTCTCCTTAATAAAAACCAAAACCTACTTTATTGACTATTTCAGCTGTCTTACCATTTCTAACTTCATTGCTATAAATCGCATATCGCAAAGAGTCAAGTACATCATCGAATAGTTTTATTGGTTCTCCTTTTTTTTCATCCCAAACATATTGATAAATCTCATTAGGAAATTTATCAACTTTATCTCTACAAATAAACAACTTATCTTTCTTAAATCTACGAGCGACTGCTTCAACACCAGTTAAACGTGCTTTGTCTCCATTAAACGCTTCAATGTGTTCTCGTTTAAACCTATCAACATGTTCAGGGCGAGCAGAATCACAATAGAAGGGGACTCTTGAACCATAACGTTCTTGAATACCTTTAGCTATATCTACCCAATAGTCAATTTCTTCATGTTGTTTTGCGTGCTCTTCGATTAAATAAGCTGTTCCATCATCCGTTTCTCCGATAACAACAATTGAACCCCAGTGTTCATAACCCCAGTCAACACCGCAATAGAATGTTGATAATTTAGGTAAGTCTTTGGATTGTATATAATGTTTGTTGCTATCGAAGTCTTGATAAACTACACCGTCAGCAGATACCCAAAGCCCTTTTATATCACGGTCATAAAACATACCACTTGGGGTTGCTGCCTTGATATTTTCACGGTATCTTTCAGATAAGAAAGTATTATCATCCAATTCAAAATGAAAAGCCTTAACATTCTCGTTAGGCTTATCTATATATTCTTTCTTTAACCAATGCTCAGGATTATCTGGGTTAGTATCAGCAAGGATCCGCGCCCCATTACCTGAACAACGAGATACAATTTCGGCAAATACTTCTTGTTTAGCAAGTGAAGCTTCATTAACATAAGCTCCATAAGCTGTCATACCCCGAATAGCACCTACTCCACCGATATTCCCAGTGTATGCTTGAACTACTTTTACACCAAACAATTTAAAGTTGTTGTGCTTATCAAACTTAGGCTCTATATTGTACATATTATAAAGTTCTTGTAGGATGTTCTTGTTGATTGTATTTGATGAAACACCAGCCAATATATACATAGGCTCTTTCACACCTTCTTCATCAGCTATTTTACGAACACGCCTTAATTCAAACAAAAACAAGTCATTATTCATCTTTGTTTTTCCTGAACGTTTAGCACCATGAAGTAAAGCAATGAACCAATCTTTATTTACTGTTTGCTTTAAAACATCGATTTGTTTTTTGCTATAAATATCACTTATCATCTATAACCCCACTAATTTTCCCAAGTAACTCATCAAGCTTATCTTCTGTTGATTCATCGGCGACTGTTTTAATCATCTCAGCTTTAAATTCTGCAATGTCAGCATCAGCAGTTACTTTTCTAAGCTGTTGCTCAAGTAATTTATCATTATCGGGGTATCGTTTCAATATCTCTCTTATCGCTTGCATTCTCGTTTTTAAATCTGGTGGTTTATCAACCTCTTCTACGCCCATTGGCGTGCTCACCACGACACGTTCAGTTATCTCGGCTCTAGCTATACTAGAAAGCAACTCAACGGCCTCTTGTGCGTCCATAATGCGTTCTGAGGCCATCTCGGATAACCTAGAATCAATATACGATTTTAACTGAGGTTTACTGAGGTTTTCTGATCCTGTCTTATATGCCGCTTTCTGAGCGTATCCAGCGTTAATAGCTGCCTGCGTTGCATTCCCTAACTTAATATATTCATCACAAAACTTCTTCTGTTTTTCTGTTAGTTTCATACCTCCCCTCCTTGATTAATTAATTATTTATTTTTTCTTTTGCTTTTTGGCGTAATTCTTCAGCTTATACGCTCGCTGTACGTCACTCTTAGCGACTTTCTCATAATCAGAATAATAACCTTTAATTTGCCTTTCTAAAGATTCTTTTCTCCCAGCACTATGAGTTATAATATTATTCAAAGAAGAAGCTTTAAAAAACGCATCTTCTGACCTTTTTGAATAAATTACCTGATCGCCCCATTTCTTTTTCTCAATTCTTGTAGGGTCTTTTTTGCTCCACTCTTTTCCTTTTTCGGTCCAATAATCTCTTTGCTTTATGTTATGTGCTGTAACTTTGTCTATGTTTTTATATTCGTTTTTTAAACTTTTCAGCTTATCTGCGCTTGCTTTACTCCCAAAAACAACATTAGAGAACAACCCATCTTTTTGTTTAGACAGTCTAGAGATATCTTTTTTAGCGTCCTGCATAACACCTACTCTTTTTTGTGTTCTCTCAGAAAAAGCGGTTTTTTGCATTTCCTTATCATTCAGCAATCTTTTAGTGATTCTATCAATCTCTTTATCACCACTGTTTATCTTCGGCATCCTATTACTAGTTGGCACACTTGATATACTACTACTCGCTCCTCTTCCTCCCATAGTCACACCTCAAATATTTCTATATTTGTATTTTTAAAGTAAATAACATTTATATTTCCAAAATCAAATTCAACTTCCAAACCATATAAAATATCGGTATTAAGCAATGCAATCCAATAGCAAGATAGAGTCGCGAACTCTATAACTTCTAATAGCGAAGTCGTTTCTATTCCTTGCCTACTAATTCCTTTTAACAACTAATATTTTATTTTTTAAGAACTATACTTTTTCCATCTTTTGTTGTAATTTTTAGTTTATTATCCTTATAACTAATCTTTTGGATTTGTCTTGTAGGTAATCTAACTCTACCATCCATTCCGATGGCAGAAGGGGATGAGAATACAGTCTCAGCCATTAGACGGCCGCCACCTTCAGTTACTGTCATAGGATGTTTTATAATTTTAAATCCATCTTTTCTAGCAGAATTTATTCCATTGCTACTAGTACTACTACTCGCTCCTCTACCGCCCATTTTAGTTACCAAACCTTTCTGTATTTGTATTTTTAAATTTAATTACTTTTATATCACCATAATCAAACTCTATTTCTTGTCCGTATAATATAATTGCTTTAGGCTTTATCCGCTTTATTGCTTCTTTCATACCACTTATCCAGTACTTCTTGGCTTCTTTGCTTTTCAAAACGCCAACGGTACTAACTGTAACAACACTTCCTTTTTCAATTCCATCAAAAGCGAAGTCATAACTATTCTCATCACTCCATGACAGTGTAGGTATAACGTTAATCCCCTCACTCTGCCAATAAGCGCCTAATAATCTACTTCGATAAATGTTATAAATTTGAATCGGTTTTGGCATATCCATGTACAAACTGAAATCAGGAGTAAAAACAACCTGAAACTTCTTCAACAATTCTATATATCTCTCTGGTGAATTCCACAGCCTTTCAAATTGATAGTCATCGATATAAAAGTGAACTCCCTTATTGAACTCTTTTGCTGTTTTGGCATAATTAAATCCAATTAATGAAGAAGGAATTAATTTAGAAGCTTTAATAATTGGCATTTGAAGCCAGTCATCACTAAGTTCAACATTTTCTAAAAGCTGTAAGTTGTAACTAAAATCAGTTCTAAGTCTTTCGTTCATACTCCCTCCTTTCCAATAATAAAAGGCTGCCCAATGGACAACCTGTAATAAAATAGCAAGTCAGGGAGTCGAACCCTGAGCGCCTACGTTTCCGTACCGTGCTTGCTACGCTGTAAGCCCTTGACTCCTAGAAAGTCCTATGGGTTAATCAGCAAAGGGAGTCTAGCTCCCAAAAGATAAATAACCCCGTTGTGTGAATGTAACGACAATCACTGTACAGTCGCAAGTTACCAAGCTGTTTTTATGGATTCAAACCAAAGGAATATTATTATCAACCCTCATTACGACTGTACGAATCGAACGTACATAAACTCCAAGGCCGCAACACAACAAACTAATAAAAAATTATCTAGCGCCATTCATGGGATCACGCCACACCATATGACTTAAGCAAGCCTTCCAACTTACAAAAGCCGAACAATTTCAGCACTTTTTGTTCACCGAGACTTACAATTTTGTGTTCTGCCGAATTGTTCATAATACAAGTATAGCACCGAAAATAGAGGTTAACGCTCCGTTTTCGTGCCTTTTTCGAGTCTTTTTTATCCCAAAACGACCCTATCTAAACACAATATCCAATAAACGGATCAATATCTTTTCTGAATCTATAATAAATAGACTTAGCTTTTTTCATTGGAATATCAATTCCTTGATTTTCCAATTCCATCATTACTCGATACCATGGAAAGCCACCATATCCGCAGTGCTTTAATTTTATTATCTCTTTTTCAGTGTCAATCAAAGGTTCGTACCATACTTGAAACTGATATTTAAGCTCATTCAACGCTTTTAATTCTTCATCGTTTTCTAAAGCTTCTTTGTTTAATGCACTGCTTTCTGGCTCAGAACCACCAGAATATGCTGTGCGAATTCCTAGATTGTCTACTTTTTGTCGGTAGAGATATCTACTTTCAATAGATTTTATCCTAGCATCTAGTCGACCATTCACATAATCTCCAATAATCCTATCTAACTTATCAGCCAAAATTTTTACCTCCCTATATGGTATAATTTAGATAGAAAGTATTAATTGCTAAGCCCGTTGCCAGCGGGCTTTTTATTTTCTAAAATCCCATAATCCATCTAACAGTGCGATATATCACTGCAATGAATAGAGCTACAAATCCACCCAATAGAATGCCTGTGACTGCATTTTCAATAAACTTTTTCATTCCTATACCTCATAAACTTCTCGAAATTCTTCAAGATATTTTTGTATTTGGATTGCTACTTCTTTAAAAAATTTTTTGAATCCAATATATATTTGTTGTGAAGTGAATCCATTAAATGGTGTTATATCTACATTGAACTGCTTAAACACGCTTTTTTTATATTTAAGTTGCTTAATCTGCTTCTTCTTAGTAGCAAGCCTTTGCTTTTTCCAGCTTGATTTCATTTGACTACCTCACTTATCCTTTGAAAGAATTAATAGCTCTTTAGCCAGTATTCGAACTTCTTTAGATGTTATACCATTGCTATACATCTCTGCGATCATCATCTTCGCTTGCTCTTTCAATATTGCTTCTCTTGCTATATTAATCAGCCTATCAGTATCATTGAAAGCATCTGAGAAGTTTTTATTCTCCATTTTATTCTCCTCTAACTATGGTAAATATATAATATAATCGGAAGTGGCTTTATAAGCTGCACACCCTTGTAATCACTGCCTTTATAAGGCTTTTTTTATTTTGGTTAAAACGGGTTGTTTTTTTTAATGTAATAGGTTGTCTAAATTTCCTGTTAACATTGCAACAATCACAATTACACTTAAGCAAATAAGCGCCAGTATAAGAAATATTTCATAACCATGTAAGTTTTTCATTTAATCCTCCTCAATATTCACAAGCTCAACACCGAGCGCCTTTCCTGCAAGGTAGGCAATAGCTAGGCTATAATTATCTTCACTATCTTCTAGCCAATTATAGAATTCGTCATAGCTTTCTGGCGATGTAAAATCATCCATGTTATGTATAAGCCAAGAATGGTCTCTTTCTTCATCTCCCTCACAGGCATACCCAATATCCAATAGCTCCGCAATCTTCTTCGGTATGCTGAGTTTGGGCTGGTTTGCAACCTCCACTTTCTTGATTAGTGAATCTTCTAAATCATAGAATTTGCCCCAGTCCTTAATGTTGCCTGTTTCTCCCGCTTTTTCATAAGCAAAGCAGACTTTCTCTACTTCTTGCTGTGCTGTATCTTTACTCATCATCCCCTCCAATCGCTGCGAGTGCTTTTTCTAAATCATGCAAAATCCAGTCTGTTTGAATGGTTCCTAAATGCCCATCATGTTTAATCGTTCCAATAACATGCTCGATATACTTTTTCGCAGTGTTAAGCTGTTCTTGGAGTTTTTCAACCGAAAGGCTGTATTTTTCGATAAACTGTTCTCGTAATATTAAATAATCATCCCAGTTGCTGTCATAAGCATTGAGCAGGTTTTCTATATCTTGGTTAAAATCACTCATTCTCACGCCTCCCCAGTGCTACCAAATCCACCCGTACGCTCTCCGTTTGCATTGTCATCGTCTGTTGTAAGGTATTTGACAAATACCCCTTGCATTATTCGTTGGCCTTTAGCAATCGTTACAGGATCTTTTGAGATATTCATAAACAAGCCTTTGAATTCATTAGGATAATAATCTGAATCGATAATTCCTACTGAATTAATCAATGCAATGCCACGCTTAACTGGATTGCTTGAGCGGTCATATAATTTCAGTACTTCGTCATGTCCGAGTTGAACAGCTAGACCTGTACTTACCATTTTTATTTCATCAGGTTGAATCGTAACTGTTTCGCTTGCTGAAATATCATAACCTGCGCTGTGTTTTGTCGCTCGTTCTGGAATACTCGCATTTTTATTTAGTTTTACAAATTTTCTTGTCATTCTCCGTCCTCCACAGGCACAAGCTCATAGCTCCCAGTTTCCATGCTGTCTATTTCTTGCTGGGTGAATTTAAAATCATCAGTTAAGTATTTAATAGAACTAGTAGGTTCTTCTCCATATCCGCCAAGAGGTTTCTTATATAGATACATATCTGTCAGTTTATTCTTCAAATAGAACAGCTGCGGTTTTTCGACTGTGTAGCCGTCAAGCCATGCACGCATATAATCTTCTTGGTTTTCAGAAATCCAAAATACAATATTTTGTAGTTTTTCTTCTGTAAAGCCAGTTTCTCCGTATGTTTCTGGATTTTTTAGTGGTTTAAGGCCTTTAGTTTTTAATATTTCTATCCACTCCGCAACAAATTCAGGCACGACTGGCAGGGCTTGCTGTGGTTTTGCGTTATCTACCAAAGTTTTGACAGCTACGTTTTCAGCTATCAACCGTTGATTTTCTCGTTCTAATTCTTCAATATACTTGTTTGCAGCATTGATTCTGCGGTCAGCTTTATTAGCATGCGTTTTCCATGCATAATCGAACTTATCCAGCTCATCAACGGCTTTTCTCAAATTATTAAAGTCTTCTAACGTGTTCGTTTTCTTTGGTTTTTCAGGTAATTCAAACTTAGTCATTTTTCGTGTCCTCCTCGAAAATAGTGCTACATATTTTTTCTACTTCTTTATCAAAGAAAATTTTTGAATTGGCATAAAATCTATCGTTCCAAAGTTGCTCAAAAAGTAGTTCTTTTACTTTCGCTTTTGCGTACTCTTGCATTTGCTCTGCGCTGTACAACGGATTTCTACCTAAAGTCGCTACTGGTTTAATATCTTTTAATCCCGTCATATTTATCCAATTCCCTCGCTCTTTTCCATGCTTCATCAAGAGCTTCATCACACTGCCTTTTTACTTTATCTAGCTGAATGCCTACACAAGCAGCTCCTGCAATGAAGCTACCAATCGCTATAACTATCAAACCGATAGCCATTTCATATCTGTCCATTAGCTCTTATAAAACCTTTCTCTCGCCATATCTCGCATTATCCTGCGCCTTAGTCGTTGCTCTTCCTTAGTTTCTTTTTTGCCTTTTGGCAACCCTTTTATTTCTCTTTGAGTTTTAAAAGTGCCTACTGCCATTTCTTCGCCAATTTTGATAGCGTACATTGTCTTTTCTCTAGGTTTAGTGCCTTTTAGAACAGCTTCCCCCATAGCTCTAATTCTGTTGAATTGTTTTTGCGTGAATTCGAAGTGCTCCTTCACTTCATAACTGTTTCCAGTGAAAATAACTTTGCCATATTGATACACATCAACAATCGCAACTTTAGTCAACCGTTCAGCCATTGAAATACTCCTCTCGCAAATTTTCCATCATGATTTTTCTCTTTGTTTGTCGTCTTAATTGACGCTCTTCTTTAGTTTCAGTTTCTCGAAGCTTTTCTTCTTCCATTTCTTCGAGGTAAGCGTTAGTAACATTCACTTCTTGCGACACAGATCCGTAAACATGACCGACACATTTTGCGTATATAGTCGTCGGGCGTGGTATTGAACCTTTTTCTACTGCATAACCTTTACCTCGCCACTGGTTTATTTTATTTTGTCCTACGCCATAATGTTCTTTTATCTCGTTCGTGTTCCCTTTGAATAATACTTTACCGCCTTGAATAATTTCCAAGACAGCTAACTTTGTCTGTCTTACAACTATTTTTTTCATATTGTTCCTCAATCGAATATGTATTTATTGCCTTCTAGCTTCTTTTCTAAGGTGTATTTGAGCATTTCCCATGTCATATACTGTCCGTTATTTGAATGCTTGTATATAGCCTTGTATATCTCTCTGAGCGCTTCTTTATCTTTACCTTCGATAAAAACTTTTTGTTTACCGAAACCGTCTTTTGTTCTCTGACGTGAGATCAAAAGCAGCCGTTTAAATAATTTGCTTGTGTAACTTGCCATATTTACCTTTATCCTGTACGCTATTATTTTGCGTTCTGAGCCGTTTTGTATTGTTTGCGATAAATTATCCGCTGGATAGTTTAAACGCTCAATGTAACCGTAACTTTCACAAATTAGGGTTACTCCAGAACGATAACTACCTCTTTCAAGTTTCTGTCCAGAAAATCATAGAGTTGTAACCAAGTCATTTGTTGATTTTTATTGAAAACTGTCCGAATATCTTTGTAATATTGGACTAGCTCTTGCTTATACTTCTTACGGGCATCAATATAGACAATCTTATGGCCGTATCCGTCATACTTAGCTTTCTTGGCCATATTGTAGAGCTTCATTAATGGTATAGGGTTAAAAGCCGTCATCGCTTGCCTCCTCTATTTCTATATCTATCTGATTTTTGTCTAGGTAGTATTTTCTTGCACAGAGAACTACTATCTGGCTATCATCTGTGTAATAACCTAACTTGGTCATGTAGTCTTGTAGATTTTTCATGAGATTATCCAAGTCTGGTCTTGTAGTTTTGAATTGCCACCACTTTTTCTTTTGCTTAATCGCATTCCAAAATGTCACAGTGAGCTGTAAAGGCACATCTTTATCATATGGTTTACTTGGAGCATTGCGCTTTAGTGCGTTAACTAGCTCCTTGTTTTCAGTACCTTTACGATTATAAAAAGATATTTTCCCATTTCTGTATCCAATACCTTTTTGTTGTTGCGTGACTGGCATTTTTTGTAAGTTGAAAGAAAACTTCATTTTCCTAAATTCTTAATCCTTTCGTGAAAATCCTTGCGGAAGTCTTGAACCTCTTTCGAGTTTTCATAGACTTTGTGGAGCTTCTCCTGCTCATCTCTCCCCATGAATACACGTCTAAGTTTTTCTTCTTTAGTTTGTCTTGCCATCGTTTACTCCCATGTGTATACAGCTGGCATATCAGCCATGTCAGCTAATTTTTTAATGAGTTCTGTGTAAGAAAGCTGCTCAACCATTTTTCGTTTTACAGACTTGCTTAATCTATAGTTTTCCTGCTCAAAAGCATTGATTAAATAATGTTTTAGTTTATTTGCCATTTATCGTTTATCCTTAATTCCATCAAAATTGACAACACTGTTCGTTGAATCTCGTCCTAAGCGACTTACTATTTTAGGATTGTATACTGCGTTAGGGTCTGCTAGGTTAGTCGTTGTGATAATACAAGGATTTGCATTAACCATTGCAAATAGGAAACGTTGAACATAATCAGAAGCTTGTTCTTTTCCTGTGAATGTACTTTCACTTCCCAAGTCATCTAAGACAACAAGATCTGCACTTCTAATCAAAGTCAGTACGTTTTCTTCTGACCAATAAGAGTGAGGGTCACTTATACTTGCTTTAAGTTTCCTGAACATCTCATTAGCATCTAAGAACAACACTCGCTTGTTTACTCTGCGCTGCTTAGCTTGATCGTTCACCCATTGAGCAATCGCCATAGCTAGATGCGACTTACCAGCACCAGGAGAGCCTTTAAATATTGTGTTGAACTCTTCACCATTTAGGTAGCGCCGTGCGATATCACAAGCTTTTTTGAGTACCACTGCTTCTCCATCATCGTCTTTGTTGTATTTGAAATTAGTAAAGTTAACTGTAAGAAGCGACTTATCCGGAACAATACTGTTTTTATCCAACACAGCTGTAGTCTTGGCTTCGTGTTCCTTGCGTTTCTGTTCCTTCGTTTTCCTGTACTCAGTAATAATCGAACCCTCATAGTATCTGAGCGCTTGAGAATACCCTGGTACAATTGACTTTTCTCTGTGAAGAATATAGTTGTTTAACTCACTTAAATTCTTATCAACAACCTCATCTGGAATCTCATTAGATACAATGAAATCCCACGCTTCAGCATCAGTCATTACCTTTTCTTTGGCAATATTTCGAGCAGCATCAACTTTTTCTTGGATTTCTGGAGATAAATCAAATAATCCCCCGCCTCTTTCCATTACCAACCTCCGCGATCATTGACATCAAACTTCGCATTTGGGTCCGCAAAGACTCCTTGGCCCTTGTTTACTGGTTTTTCGTTTAAATAGTTATCAAACTTAGTGCCGAATAGTGTAGACGGCTGTAAATATTTTTCGGCAGGTTGACCATTTATAGTTTTGCCTGTCCAGTCCAGAACTTTGTTATCAATTACTTTTTGGAAGTCATCTAGTTTATAACCTTCTTTCCATCTAGCTTTGATAAGTCTTTTATTCGCATCAACATTTTTGAAACCTCTATTCGCTTTTTCATTCAAATAAGAAATAATTTCTGAATAAGGAATAACATCGTCAGATTTATCTGACATATTATTATCCTTACCTAACCTATCCTTACCTAACCTATCCTGTGCAGACATATGGTTGCCACTTGGTTGCGGTGTGGTTGACATTTGGTTGCCAAGTAGATAAGAGCCTTTAGTATCAAGGATTAACGAACTTTTCTCATTTGTATATATTGTTGGTTTTAATCTATCTTTTCTTATTCTGTTATTTAAGTTCCAGTCTTTAACAACTGTAACTCCACTTGGAAACATAAGAATAAAACCTTTAGAAACAAGTAGTTTCAAATCGTCATTACTAGCACCATAAGCTCTACTTAACATACGAGCATTACCAATAAAACCTTCATCATCAGCTTCCATGCCCAAATCGTAATAAAGCAATCTGCTTGAAGCGGGCATGTCTACAAAATCATCACTTGAAGTGATTTCTTTACTAAACATCCTTCTCTGTGCCATTAGTTAGACCACCTCAAATTTCCTACATAGTTATTATCTTTATTTCCATCTACGTGTTTTACATTTGGCAACCCTTCTGGATTATCAATAAAAGTTTGAGCCACAAGTTGATGCATAAA